GACGACGCTTGGCGACGCCGCGCCCGTTCCGGTGACCTGCAGCACGTCCGAACCGTTGATGGCGAGGCGGATGTCCTGCGTGCCGTTTCGGTACCAGCCGGAGTTTTGCTCGTTGAGAAACGTATAGGCCGGGAAGGCGTCGCGGCAGTCGGCGGCAAGGGAGCCGTGTACGCCGACCGCGGAGAGGATCAGCACGCCGCTGCCGTCGCAGTAAACCAGCCACCCGTCGCCGGCGCCGCCGCCGCCCGATATGCGTTGCGGGATGACCGTCGGTGAAAGCGCGCCGGGCAGCTGCAGCGTGACCGTAAAAGCGCCGGTGGTCTGGTTGAAAATCCACCACCATTTGCGCAGGTTGGGAACGATAACCGTCTGGTTGGCGGTGATCGCCCCAGTGAAGAACAGCGCGTTGTAGCGCGCTTGTGACGATGCGGCAGGCGGCGGCGAGCCGGAAAGATCGAGCGTGTTGCCAGGTCCGAGCGCGCCCGCCGACGCCGCCGTGGTCAGCGCGTTCGACAGCGCGTCGGCGATCGGCTGGAGCGCCGAATTGTTGAGGTTCGTGCCCCAAGTGTTGTTGTCGCCACCGATCCCCATCAGGATCAGCCCTACGCCGTCGGTGGTGAAAGTGTCAGCCATGTCAGTAACCAGTGATCAGGGATCAGGGTTCAGGGGAAGGGATCAGAAGAAGCGAAGGCGCGCGCCCCACGGTGCTCCCCTCCCCCTTGCGGGGAGGGGATGGGGGTGGGGGTCGCTGTTGAAGCGCACGTAAGAACAAACAACGACCCCCACCCCGCCGCCTTCGGCGGCGACCCTCCCCGCAAGGGGGAGGGTAAGGGCGGAGAGGCCGTGCCGTTATTCGTCGTGCAGATAGGTGTCGAAGACGGCGCCGCGGAAGGCGAGGTCGCTCTCGGCGTTGACCTGCTCGATGAGCGCGGAAAGCGCCGCCACGTCTTTCTGATATTCGGCGTCGTTGCGCAGAAAGTCCCAGGCGTGCGCGGTGCATGCCTTGCGCAGCAGGTGCGGATAGCGGTTGGTGAGAAAGTTCGCCGGGTTCGCCGCCGAGAGCATCGGCAGCGACTGGAAATATTGCAGATTGCAGTTGGCGCCTTGCGCGAACGCCACGTCGAAGAACAGCGCCTCGGCGATCGTCCCGCCGCTCTGGATGCTCCAGATGCCCCAATAGAGCGGCGTGCCCTGGATGAGATTATCGGCGGTGTAGCTCACGCCGGAGCCGCCGCCGGCGCCGCTCGCGGACGGCGTCGCACCGAGCGGGCCGATGTCGATCGTGAAATTGTTGGTGTCGACGATTCCCGTCACGTCGAAGGTGCCGGCGATCGTCACGCCGTTGAAGGCGGCAGCGCCGGCGGTGAAGAACACCGAGCCTTGCGCGAGGCCGTGGTTCGTGAGGTTTACGGTCACCGCGGTCGAACCCGACGCGGTGGTGAACGGGTTCGCGCCCAGCGTGCCGCTGGTCTCGGTATACGTGCGCCGGCGCTGGATGAAGTTCGGGTAGCGCTGCTCGGCCTTGGCGCCGGTGCCGAGAAACGAGATTTTGCCGATCGGATCGAGGAAGCGCGCCGGCAGCGCGATCTGCGCCGTCCCCTGCGCCATGTTGAAATTGAACTCCGTGCGCATCTCGCGGATGCGCAACAGCGAATAGATGAGCGATTGCGCTTCCTGCAAAATCTGGTCGGCATCGAGCTTGGAATAATTGACCCAGCGCGCGATCGAGCCGGCGGTGTTCTTGTCGCCGACGAGCGACGTGTACGACATGGAATAGGGCATGGACTGTCCCAGGCGCCGTAGGGTGGGCTAACGCTGCGAAGCGCGTAGCGCGAAGCAGCGGTGCCCACCACAGACGAGCAACAAATAGATGTCCCTCGTTGGTGGGCATGGCGTCGGCGCAAGCGCGCCTCCGCCTTAGCCCACCCTACGGAATGCGAATGCGTCAGTGGTTCGGAATGTACGGCGACTCGTTCCCGTCGTTCGATCCCATGACGGCGGAGGCGCCGTCGAGGGAGTGCCGCACGTTGTCGGGCGCGCCCCGCCATCCGTCCATGCCGTGCTCGTTCGGCAGCGTCATGTCGGAGGTGTCGAGCGGATAGGCGCGTTTGACCGTCTGCCCGTGCGCGACCGTCTCGTCGACGATGCCGGAACTCTCGTGCAGCTTCGCATTGCCGCGGCCGGTGCCGGCATCGGTGCCGGCCTCGACCTCGGCCTCGGTGAATTTGCCGAACCGCGGATCCGGGCGGCGGGTTCTTCCATAGTTATCTGCCATGATCATTCTCCTGATTGTTTTCTCCGCTCTCGTCATCGCCCGGCTAGACCGGGCGATCCAGTAAACGGCGCGCCATCGCTTCCCGACGGCCGCTGATTACTGGATGCCCGCTTTCGCGGGCATGACGAGAGCGGTGCGGATTTACGGTGCGTAGTCCTCGCCATCCGTCTGCGGCGGCCAGTCGACGCGGGTGCCGCCGCCGGCGGGCGCACGCAGGCCGGTCTCGCGATCGGCGCGGGCGAGGCAGGTGTAGCCGTCGCGGCCGGCGTCGCCGGTCGCGGATATTTTCTGGTTGTCAGGAAGCGGGTTCGCCGGGCGAACCTTCTCCGGAACGTTGCGCAGGTGTCCAAACATTGGTGCCTCCATTCGTCATTGCGAGGAGCGAAGCGACGAAGCAATCCAGAACGAAGCGTGACGCCCTGGATTGCGTCGCCCGCAAGCGCGGGCTCGCAATGACGCCTACGGCCTCAGAACCACTTGATCACGACGTACACGTTGGCGACCCCGGCGGGGGCGCCGCCGGTGCCGGCCTTGAGCGTGATCACGAACGCCGTGTTCTTGGGGATGCGCGTCTTGTTGAGCGCCACGTGCCCGGCAAAGTCGGAAAGCGTGATCGGCGGGTTGCCGGTCCAGGCCTCCTGCTGCGCGCGGTGCACGCCGGTGGCGTAGCCGGCGCCGGCGGCGGTGCCGAGGCGATACTGCGCGTAGGTGGTGTCGCCCGAAGCGGTGCCGACATCGATCTCCGGCACCGTGGTGGTGCCGACCATCGCGGTGGAGACATCGGCGACGATATCCTCGACGTGGCCTTCGCGCCCGAACGGGCCGATATAGTTGAAGGTCAAGGTCGAGTTGCCGAAGTTCTGGTTGTTAAGGCAGACCACCTCGGTCTGCGGCACGCCGTAGTGCGTGGGAGTGGTCATGTGTAGTTCCTCTCTGTTTGAGACCGTGCGTGGTGAGTGGTGAATCGGTGAGTGGCGAACGGTCGGTCGCCACTCCGCTCTGTTCGCTATTGACTACTCACCACTCACCGGCCGCCGTCAGGCGGCCGAATCCCACTTCACGATGCGACCGTTGGTGGCGGGGGTCGTGTCGGCGTGGACGAGGCCGAAGCCGCCGAGGTAGTACCAGGCGATGCCTTTCGAGCGGCCGAAGTCGCCCGGAATTTTCGCGCGGATTTCCTCCGGGATGCAGATCGCCTCGGTCACCGTGTCGCCGCCCATGAAGAAGGCCCACGACGACTGGCCGTTGCTCCATGCCTGCGCGCTCCCCGCATAGGGATCCCAGGTGGTGGCGTTCGCCGCGCCGCCCTTCGGGATGAAGGTCTGCTCGATGAAGCGGCAGGACTCGTAGCGCCCGACCTCGCCGTTGAAGATGAAGACGATGCCGGTCTCGGTGTACTGGTGGATCGTCTCCAGCTGGTTCTTGAAGTTGCGGTAGGTCGAGGGGTGGCTGATCACCACGTAGTCGTCGGCGATATAGGGCGGAATGTTTCTTTCCTTCATCGCATCGACGATCGCCTTGACGTGGCCGGTGCCGAGCGCGACGTTGTTGGTCTGGCTCGCCGTGCCGTTGGTGTCCAGGGTGATCGAGGTCGTCGACGTCGCGGTCGAGGCGCGCAGCTGGCAGTTGTTGAACTGCAGCATGGCGGCGATGTCGAAATATTTGCGCGCGTCGTCCTTGAGCGTCTTGTCGAGGATCGAGACGACGTCGTGCTTGGCGAGATCCGAGAGCTTGCCGGTGTACGGGATCGAGTTGCCGGCTTCGGTCACGGTCAGCGTCTGCTGCGTGACGGTGAAGTTGCTCTCCGGGATCGGATCGGTTTCGAGCAGCTGCCGCCCTTGGGTGGCAACGTTCGAGTAGACGTTCCAGTGATACTTGTCGCCGCGGTTGAGGCCCTTCTCCGAGCCGTCTTTGGCATCGCAGAGTTGCCTGAACTTCGTGAGAGGCTGGACTTGCTGACGGAGAACGTCCGACAGCTCGTCACTATACATAAAGCCTCCCTCCGCGGAGACAGACCACAATTGGCCTGCCATGGCGAAGATTCCTTTCTGATTGATGCGGATTCCTCCGCGATCGTCATGCCCGCGGCTCTCCGCTCTCGTCATCGCCCGGCTTGACCGGGCGATCCAGTAATCGGCGCCGATGCGAACAAGCGCACGGCCGCTGATTACTGGATGCCCGCTTTCGCGGGCATGACGAAGCGGAGGAAGTCCGACGCGATGACGAGAGTTGTGAGTTACGCCACTATCTGACCTCTGGCCTTGCGCATCGCCGTGATGGCCGCGCTGCGCCGCTGAGCCATGGTGAGCTCGGGCGCGGGGCTGAGGCCGCGCGGCGGCGCGGTGCCGTTGGTCGGTTGGGTTACGATTTGCGCGCGGCGCTCCTGCCGAGCCGTGGTGAGCTCGACACGTGGCGCCGTTGGCGCGGAACTCGAATTTTCCGTGTTCTGATTTCTAACTTCCGGTTTGCGCGGCGGAGCCGCGGCAGTCGAGCCGCCGCGCCAGGTCGCGTATTTCGTTCCCGCCGCGTCAAAGATGGCGCCGATCGCGCGCACGGGCGCACCGAACGCGCGCAGCTGCGTGTGCAGCCCGTTGCGCTCGTCCTGCGTCTGCGGCAGTTCCTTCAGGATACCCTGGCTGACGGCGGCCTGCAGGTCCGCGTTGATCTCGCGCTGCACCTGGGTGGTGATGGCGTCGCGCGCGAACTCGTCGGCGGCGAGTTCGGGATGGGTATTCTCGAACGAGGCGAGCGCCCGCTGCGAGACGGCGAGCTCGCTCTCGATGCGCACTTGCCGCGCGGCCTCGCGCGCCGCCTCCTGGCGCGCCTTGGCGGTCTCGCTCGCGATTGTTTGTTTGAGCCTGGTGCCGGCGGCCTCGGCATTTTCGAGCTGCAGCGTCTGCGCCAGCGCGACGTAAGGATCGGAGGACGGAGGACCGAGGACAGAGGACGGATCAGAAGCTTCCTCATCAGTCGTCCGACCCTGCCCCCGCGCAGGCGGGGGTCCGGCGTCCGTTGTCAGACCCCGTGCGCCGCTGAGGACCTCTTTCGCACTTTCCAAGAGGTTGCCGGCGGCGAGCGACTTCTGCGCCTCGGCAATCACCTCGCCCTCGGGGAGCCAGGCTTCGCGCCCGTGCACCTTGACTTTGACGAGGCGCGATTCAGTAGACGGAGGACGGACGTCGGACGACAGCGGTGCAGACTGCGTCGCTTGAGCAGGCGACTGCGGCGACGATGCAGGTTGCACATCTGTCGTCTGTCCTCCGTCCTCCGCCCTCTGCGCGTCAGGCGCATAAGGCCCGTACGTCTGCGAGGGGTCGCGCATGTCGCCGTGAAATTCGACTTGGCCGCCCTGCGCCGCGCGCTTTTCTCTGAACCGCGCCGCGATGTCGGCGCGGCTGCGATCGGACTCGGTCACCCGCTCGAGCGGCTTTGGTTCAGACGACGGAGGACTGACCCCCGCCTGCGCGGGGGCGGGCTCGGAGGACGGATCGGCGGCGGTGCTATCCGTCCTCTGTCCTGCGTCGTCTGTCGTCGGATTCGGATTATCCGGCGCGGACTGTGCGGCGATCTCGCGCGAAGCTTCCGTCTCGGTAGTAAAGCGAGCCTGTTCGGCCGCAGTCGTTGCGTCGGTCATGCGATCTCCGATTTGTTTGGCTTGGACTATGGCGGGCACGCGCTTCGCGCTTAGCCCACCCTGCGAAATCCTACGGAATCCCCAGCGCCGCGCGTTCGCGCCGCGCTTCGGCATCGAGCGTGTCGTCCGGCGGTGCTACCAGGCGCTCGAGTTCGTCGCGCTCGGCGTCGGTGACCTCGTAGCGCTCGTCGAGCCCTTCGTTGACGATCTCGCGCAGGAAACGCACCAGGTCGGCGAAACGGCGCACCTCGTTCTGCAGCCGCGCGATCGCCGCCGCGTCGGAAGGAGCCGTGTCGACGAGCGCCGCGATCGCCTCGGCTGCCTCGCGCCGGGCCTTGGCGAGCACGGCTAGGAGCGGGCGCATGCCGTCCTTGGCGCGCGCGGTGAGCTGCTCCTCGATGTCGGCCGAGATGAGCGCGGCGCGTTCGAGCGCGAGGAAGGCGACGGGATCGCGGGTCATCGGCTGTGCCCGTGAGTGGTGAATGGTGAGTGGTGAGTGGTGAGTGGTGAAAGCAACCTATCCATCACCACTCACCATTCGCCACTCACTATTCGCTATTCGCTATTCGCTATTCGCTATTCGCTATTCGCTATTCGCTATTCTCAGCAGCATCGCCACGATCTGCGCCTTGCGCTCTTGCTCTGTCTCGTCGAGCACGCGCAGCGCCTCCATCGCGTCGAGCCTGTCCTGGATATCGTCGATGGCCGCCGTCGAAACCGGTTGCGGCTTGCCCGGCGCAGCTCGCTGGGCGAAGGAGGGCTGCCACAGATCGAGTGCCGGCGGCGTGAGCGTCGACAATGCGGGCGCAAAGCGCGAGCCGAGCACATCGGCGAGCTGCGCCGGCTGTTGTGCGGCGATGACGGCGGCGAACGTTGGCGGCCGTTGCGCCGGCTCGACCTGCCGCGGACGGATGACGGAGGACGGATGACGGACGACGTGATCGTCTGTCCTCTGTGCTCTGTCGTCTGTCGTCTGGTCGGGCAGATACCCGCCGCCCCCGCCCGGCAGCGTAAGCAGCTCTGGCGCCGCCGGCGCGCGCGCGAACGCCTGATACTGAAACCGGACGAGGCTCGGTGCCGGACCGGCCCATTCCGACTGCACCGCGCCGGCGGAAAACGGCGGCGCAAACGCGAGCCACTGCTGGCTTGCTTCCGCAAGGCGCGGCCGCGCCTTGACGACGGGTTCCGACCACCAGGCGAACCAACGGTCCGCCCAGATCACGTCTTCGTCGAACGGCGAGACCTGCTGCTCGGCCGCCGGCAGCCAGCGCGTGCGCACCGGCTCGGAGAGCCAGTTCCACCAGGAGAACGAAACGCGCGGCTGCGGATCGGGGACGAGGCCCTGCTGCTGCGCCGGCGGCAGCCAGCGCGTGCGCACCGGCTCCGACCATGGCTGATGCCAGCGGTCCTCGGTGACTCTCTCGGCGAAGGGCGGCGCCTCGACATAGGCGAGGCCCGACGCAATCAGCGCGACCGCGAGCTGCGGCGCGATCTTACTGCGGACCGGCTCCGAGAACGGCTGATGCCAGCGGGATTCAGTAACCGGCTCGCCCACGAGCGCGGCGACGGCCGTCTGGGCAAGGCCGACAATGCCGACGGGCACGTGAGACTCCTGCTAGGGCGAGATCAGGGCGCCGGCGAACACGGCGTTGCTCGAGAGCCGCGCGTTGGGAGCAGCGTTCACTTCAGACAAAGCGCCGGGAAATTTCACGTCGCGGTACATCATCTGCCCGACGCTCTTGCACGGGGCGAGATCGCAATAGAACGCGGGCTCGTCGCTGCCCTCGAAAACGAAGGGACCGAGCACGATCCCGACCGCACTCTCGCCCGACCATGGCGCATCGGCCGGCCGGAACACTTCGACGGCGTTGCCACCCGACACCGGCATGTTGCGGATCGAGCCGCGGATGCGGATATTTGAAAACAGGCTGCCGAGCGCGCCGGTGGTGGCCTTAGTGAAAGAGAATGCCCGCGCCATCGTCGACTGCGTGTCGTTGGCGTAGTCGATGTGCAGATCAAGCTCGATGTCGCGGATGCTCGCGCCGGCGACCGGATGGACCTCGAGATTGACGTAAGTGTCGCTCCCGCTCGCGGACGGCGCCGAGCGCGGCAGCACCGTGAAGCGGCCGCGCACATTCTCGACCCACGGTGCCAGCGTCGCGCCGATCAGACACCATTCGGCGCCGAGGCAATCCTGCGCCGCCACGTCGAAGCCGATATCGCCAACGTCGTAGATAAAGATCGCCCGCTCCGCGCCCTGCACGTAGCCGCCGGTGACCGACGAGGCCAAGCCGGAGCCGGCGAACACCATCCCGTATTGCGCGCCGTAGCTGCGCGGATTGACGAGCGCGATCCCTTCGTCGGGAACGAGCCCGACGTAGGTCCCGACGAAACAATCGAACAGGGCTTGGCCCCCGGTCATCTGCGGGTTCGTGACGAGAATGCCGCTGTTGCTGCCGGCCGGCACGATCAGCTGCGTTCCCGGAATCGGATTTGCTTGCGGCAGCGCAATGTTCGTGCTCTGGACGCCGGTCGGACTATGGATTTCGACGTCCGTGCACCACTGCATCAGGAACAGCGGCGCGACATCCGGCGAAGAGAGCGAAAACGGATAGGCGTTGGTGATGATCGAGCCGCGGCAATCGATCTCCAGACCGTTGACGTGCATAAAGCGCATCAGCGGCGCGTAGCCGAGCGCGCCGGCCGGGACGGTCGAATAAACCGTGTAGCCGCGCGTAAGCCGCACCTTGCCCGTCCCGGCGGCATTGACTGCGGCGGCAAGCCGCCCGAAGGCGGCGGTATCGTCCGGGTCGGCAGCCAGGCGAAATTGATCGGGCGTCAGATAGCTGGGCACGCTCGGCCGGGGCGAGCGCACCTCGCCGACCGCAAGTTCCGCAATTGCTCCGAATCCGGTCATCGGGGGCTCACCGGGTTGCAACGGACGGATGCAAAGGCGACAATGCGGACCATAAACGAACTGCGATTAAGGCTGACGCCCGTGGTTACAGTGCTTGTCCTAGGCATTGCCATGGGCGTACCCCCGGTCCTAGTCGGCGCTCACCACCTGATTATTGGTGATTGGCGGCGTGGCCGTCAGCGGCGCCTTATGTTTCCTGTTCTTTTCTTGATGTGCAGACGGACCGACGTGTTGCGTGGCGAGAAGGAATAAAGAACCGCCAAGTGCCTTTTTCAATGACGAGCCCCGCAGATGCCTATGCAGACCTTAAAGCTCCTGGCTAAGCTGGATGAAGCTGTTGTTCGATCCGGCATCGCGCAGGATGCCGCCATTGCCGGCGGTTGCGCCGGATACCGTCGCGGCGACCTCGATCATGGTGCTGCTGGCGGCAACGAGCGAGATCGCGCTGACCGCAAAATTGCTGCCGCCCGAGCGAACCTGGAAATTGCTGGCGGTTGAGAAGGTCGCTGACAGGCCTCCGGGCGACCCGCGCATGGGGGCCGGCAACGGAATCGCGGCGTGGAACGACGTCGTACTGTCGAAGTGTCCGGCGCCGAACGGCGCCAAGGCGGCGCCCGGCGCGATCTGCGTGAAGTAGCGCTGGCACATCAGCTGCTCGGTGGTGAGCGGCCGCAGTTCCGGCGGTGGGGGATTATTGTTCAACCCGAGGGCGACGCCAGGCGTGACGCGGATGTCCGCCCCAAAAATTTGTATGCTGTTTCCTGTACTTGCGAAATTGTTGCCGAAATCGAAAGCGATCTCCAGCCCCCTATACGCCGCGAACGGGCATGCGAAAGTATATGCCAAAACCACATCGGCACCATTGGCAACTGACCCCAGCGAAACGGCGGACACGTCCGTGCTTGACGTGGTCCAATTGTCTTGGCCAGCCGTTGCGTGCTTAACGGTAAGAGTGGGCGTGATGGTCGCTCCGGTGTCATTTTCCAGCGCCATCTGCACCGTCACGGTCTCATTTGCTAACTGAACACCAACGTAGGATTCAATCCGCTGCTTGACCACAACATCTGTTACGCCAGTCGCGCCGTTTATTTTAAGCGCATTGTAAACTCCATATGCGCCTACCTGATCGGACTCCGGCCCCGATTGTTGTGCCGTGCAGCTCGCCCCGGTCGGAACGACGATCCAGCCGTCGGCCGTATAGCCACCGGCCGTCGTTACGGTGATGGCGTTCGCCCCGCGTTGCCAAATGTCCATGGCCGCGTTGCGGAACCGATTGCGGTAGCCGCCGAACCCTGCCTGGTTCACGTCCTCGGCGATTTCAGTGATGAAGACCTGCGCATTGCCGGAAAGATTGATGGCGCCATTCGCGTTGTTCGACCACAGCACGTTGCGCGTAAGCGTCGTACCCGATGACGTATAGTTGCCGATCCCGATCTCCCAGTTATTGTTGGAGTCGAGAATCAGATACGAGACGAGCTGCCCGTTGGCGACGCCGGCGCTCGCGAAGCTGACAAAGGCGGCGAGGTTCGGGCTCACATTGCCGAGCGCCGAGCCAAGCGTGAGCGTGCCGGTGCCGGTCGTCGTGCTCGACATGCCGGCGCGGTCGAAAACGGTGGCCATATCAGTATCCTTGTACTTCGATGCGGCGCACGCCGGCGCCGAACGTCATGACGATATTGTGGATGCCCCGGCCGGGACTCGCATTGCCGGGACCGTCGGCTTTCGGAAGGGCCGCAACGGTCACTTGCGCGACCGCTCCTTGTGAGACCGCCATTTTCGCTGTTCCTTTATCCGCAGATTTCCGTACGAAACCGCGCCTTCGCTTCCATTTGTTCGAGCCGCTTGAGGAACGGCACGCAGGGCTTACCGACGCAGGCCGGGCAGACGAGGCCCATGCATTGTTTGCACAAGCCGCCGATGTCCTCCGCGCGCACCCGTGCCGGCACGTGCGTGATGCGGTTGCAATGTGCGCAAGTGAAGGTGTCGAACTCGCGCGCCGCACCGTCCGGGTCGACGATCTGCGCGTAGCCGCCGGGTAGCCGCATGCTTCGCATGCTCCGGGTATCGGGGATCAGGAAATCGGGGATCAGGAAATCGGGGATCAGGAAATCAGGTATCGGGAAGAAAAAGCCTGATCCCTGATACCTGATCTCTGATCACTGTTCCTCGTACATGAAGTCGCCGGTGGCGGAGCCGGTGTAGCCGCCGGAAAGCGTGCGCAGCGCAAGGCCGTTGTTGGCGGTCGCGGGGAAGAGCAGCTCGGAGCCCGGTGCCGCCACCCAGCGGTAGGAGGCGCGCTGATTGACGCCGACGTTGAAGAGCGACGAGTTCGGCGTCACCGTGGGCTCGGACGTGCAGTTGTTCTGCGCGGTGCCGAGCGCTGCGGCGTCGGCGGGATCGAGCGCCACCGGCGTCACCGCCGTGCCCGATCCGAGCAAGGTGATGCGGCTGATGTCCCATTGCAGGTAGTTGTCCGCCGGGGTGCCGTTGGTGCCGATCAGCACGTCGTAAATTTTGCCCCGGCGCAGGCTGCCGCTGGTCGCGGCAACGGCAAGCACGGTCTTATACGTGCCGGAGACGCTCTGCTGCGTCCCGGTGATTGCATATTTGGCCATGGGGTCCTCCAGGGATCAGGGATCGGGAAATCAGGGATCGGGGGATCAGGGATCAGGCACCCGAGATCAGGAATCGAGCCTGATCCCCGATCCCTGATGCCTGATGCCTCGGGAATCAGGGATCGGGGGATCAGGGAATCGGGGATCAGGCACCCGACATCAGGAATCGAACCTGATCCCCGATCCCTGACGCCTGATGCCCTGGGAAATCAGGGGTCGGGGGATCAGGGAATCGTGGATCAGGCACCCGAGATCAGGAATCGAACCTGATCCCCGATCCCTGATGCCTGATGCCTGATGCCTGAATGCTGCAGCGCACAAACCTCTTTCCGAGGTTGCGCGGATAAGCTGATGATTACGCTGGCCTTTCAGCGCACTACCTGCAAATCAGCTATGCGTGCGCCGGGGTTTGCATCCCCCGGCGATCCCGCGTTATTGTCGCACCGTGAGACTTCGTGAGCGGGGCGAAGTCCGTGGGGGGAGTTCGAGGCGAGGAGTCGAATGTCGAGCAAAACCACGAAAAAACGCAGTGCCCCCACCCGAAAAGCCGCCGGCAGGAAGCGCAAGCCCGCCCGGCGCACCAGCCTGTTCAAGTCGATGAGCTGGTATCAGGCCGCCGCCCGGGCGATCGCCATCAACCCGATCAGCCCGACCTGACGGTTCAGCCATCCAGTAACCGCGAGTAGCGAATGGCGAATAGCGAGGGGCGAATAGCGAGTGGAACGACGCTCGCTTCACTATTCGCCACTCGCTATTCGCTATTCGCGCTTTTATTCGCGGCTGGCGCGGCAGCATCCCCCGCAAGCGCGCAATTCATCGAACGCAAGGAACTCTCCTACGCCGCCGCCAAGGCGGTTGCGGAGAACGCGCTCGAGGCGTGCAAGGCGCGCGGCTATGCGGTCTCCGTCGTGGTGGTCGACCGCGGCGGGCTCACCGTGGTGTCGCTGCGCGCCGACGGCGCGAGCCCCCACACCATCGAGAACGCGCGCCGCAAGGCCTACACGGCCATGACCTTCAAGATGACCACGGCCGAGTTCATCAAGCGCATGGCAACCGAGCCGGTGCGGCGCGAACAGACGACGCTCCCCAACGTGATCGCCATCGACGGCGGGGTGCCGATCAAGGCCGGCAACGAGGTGGTCGGCGGCATCGGCATGTCCGGTTCGCCCGGGGTCGATTCCGAATGCGTGATGGCCGGCATGGAGAAGGCGAAGGATTTGTTGCAGTGAGCGACGTAGCCCGCATGAGCGCAGCGAAATGCGGGGATCCCGGATATCGCGCTGCGCGCTCATCCGGGCTACGAACTATTCGCTACTCACTATTCGCGATCTTGTTTGCCTCGCCCGCCCTGGCCATCGAGTGCGCGCCCTATTGCGACTACACCCACGACTACGGCCCCTACGATCTCTCCTGGAAGCGGCCGGGGCGCTACGCCTTCCCGCTCTGCGCCCCCAACGGCGAATGCGCGCCGCACGCGGTGCACGTCTATTCGCCGGTGTCGGGCTGGCCTTATTGGGATTATGCGCCCTATCGCGGCGTGCGCATCACGGTGCGGCCGCGCAAGCGGTGATCATCTCGGTCGTCATCGCCCGCGAAAGCGGGCGATCCAGTAAACACCGGCCCTTCAAATAAAACTCCGGCCGGTGTTTACTGGATGCCCCGCTTTCGCGGGGCATGACGAGTCGGAGATGATCACTGATTCCGCAGCCGCAGCAACGAGCGCGCCGCGGTGCGACCCTCGCCGCCGAGCTGCATGAGGCCGAGCACGATCGCCAGCGCGACGCCGAAGGCGAGAAGCGCAAATTCATTCGTCGCGCTCGACGTTGTGTCGGCGAGAAAACATACGAGCGACCGTTGCACGGTCCCACCCCTTTCGCGCCTGCCCCCCGCAAGCGGTTATCGATGCAGCATGATCCTTTCCGAATAGCGTATTCCAACCCCGCATAACGCGCAGGGCAGGTTTCTGAACGAGCATGGTCTAGCAGTCCATTTGCTCAGCGATACTTAAGCCCATCAGTAAAAAACAGCAGAGTCCGCTCTCGGCCATATTTGCCCTATTTGTACCACGGATTGGGCGGCACATGCATTCTAATAATTGTGCCAAGGTCGCCGGCTTTGCGACTCACTCAGGCCCGAATCGAGCGCGACACCTTTGCCTGGGTGGAGCGAGCGCCGGTACTCTTTCTCGCCCGCGCGTTCGATCAACGGAGGGACACATGCCGCGCATGAGAACCACGCCGGCGCTCCTGGCGCTGCTCGCGCTCGCGGCGACGAGCGCCAGCCGCGCGACGCGCGCCGAAGATTGCCTTGCCGGCCCCAACGCGCAGTCGCCGCAAGGCAGCCATTGGTACTACCGCATCGATCGCGCGACGCACCGCAAGTGTTGGTACATCGGCGCGCAGCACGCGCATCGGGCGGCGCATCGCCGCTCGGCGGAGCGCGCCGACAGCGCGCCGGACGCAAGCGATGAAGACGTGCCGGCGCGCGATGTGCCGGCGGTGACCCCGGCGCAGACCGGCATCGTCGCCGCGCCGCCGGATCCCGCGGTGGGCGTGCGGTGGGCCGAGCAACCGGCGCGCGCGAGCGCCGACCTGGCGCCCGAAGCTGCCGCCCCTGCCCCGCCCGCGCCGGCGGCATCGCCGCCGCCGGAGCGGTTCGCGCCGCGCACGGTCGCAACGACAACGGAACGCGTGCGCGCGCCGGCGCCGGCAAAACCGCCGGAGACCGCGAAGCCCGAAGCCGCCGCGGCGGCCATTGCTGCCCCGGCAAGCGAGGCGCGCGGCGCGCTGCCGGCGGCGCTGTTCGGGGTGGCGCTGCTGCTCGCGGCGGTGGGCACGATGCTGGCGCGGGCGCGCCGCCGGATGGTCCGGGTGCAGGACGCGGCCCCGGCTTCCCGGCACCCGCGGCGTACCTTGAGCGACATCCTCGCGCAGGCGGAGCGCGGCGAACCCGATCGCGCCGACGCCGCCACGAGCTTTTTCGACCGGCTGCGCCGCGGCTTGGACGAGAACGGCGCTCGCGCGGCGGGCGATGACGAGCCCCTGCTCATGCCGCCGCGCGCCGCGAACGATGCGCCGGACATCGCCGCAGCGACCCTGCAGCCGTCGATCGAGGAATTGCCGCCCGAGCCGATCGAGCCGGCGCCGGACGTCGAACAATCCCTGCGCCAATTGCTGGCGGACTGGGAACGCCGCGCGGCGTAAGCCGCCGTCATTGCGAGCGAAGCGAAGCAATCCAGGGCAACGCGCACGGCCCTGGATTGCTTCGTCGCCCTTTGGGCTCCTCGCAATGACAAGCTATTATTCGCCATCCTTCCGGCAAAAGCGTAGAATTTCGCGGCACACCCGGAGCGATTCGCCATGGGCTTTTCCACCGCGGACCTGACGCTCCTGCGCATCCGCTGCGACGCCTGCAAGCAATATTCGGAGCGGCTCGTCACCTTATTGCTGCGCCGCAACTCCATGACCTGCGCCGTGTGCAAGGCGCCGATCGATCTGACGACCCCGCACAATGTTTTGCTGATCAGCGAAACGGCGCAGAGCTGCGAGCGCATCGGCGCCGCGCTGATCGCGCAAGCCACCGCCGACGAACCGGCGTAACGACTCCGTAGGGTGGGCTGAGCGCGCCGATGGGCGCGCGTGCCCACCAATGATGATTGTTTGTTTAACATGGTGGGCACGGCCGCTTCGCGGCCTTAGCCCACCCTACGGCAGCTGCGCATGTGGCGGCGGCAGTTGCGCTTGCAAATACCGCGCGCCGGCGATGCGGCCGGTGGCGGGATCGCGGACGAACTCGACGGGCGGACGGGGGGCGCGCAGCGCCTCGATCAGCTGCTGGATCACGTCGGGGCCCTCGGCCGTCTCTGAAGTGAGTGGTGAATGGTGAGTGGCGAGTAGTTCTTCTTCACCATTCGCCACTCCTTCATTCACTATTCGCTGATCTCTGGCGTCAGCCAAAGCCATCGCGTGCCGGTGGCCTTGCTCATTCGCCGCGAGCATGCGGTCGTGCACCTGATGGGCGTGGTCGAAGGCGGCGTTGCGCTCGTCGTGCAGCTGGCGGCGCTGCTCGAGGCCGACCTTGGCGAGTGCCGCGGTGCCGAGGAGCTGCGCGTGCCCGGCCTGCGCCTGGGCGTGCGCCGCCTGCGCGCGCTTCTTGGCGATCTCGGCGAGCATGTTCTGCAGCGAAAGGCCCTGCTGCATCTGCTGCTGTTGCTCGGCTTGGGGATTGGGCGGCGCGACGGTGATGAAGCGCTTGCCGCCGTCGCGATAGCCGACCGCGCCAAACACCTCGTTCATCACTTCTTCGATGTTGAGCGACACCTGCCCGCTCATGAACTCCTTCGACTGGGCCAAGAGCGGCGCCGCCACCGCCGTGGCGTCCCGGAATTTCGCCAGCCGCTGCTGCGGATCGCCGACGCCGAGCCCCGCATTGATGCGGATCGTCACCTGCCGATCCATCAGCTCGTCGGTGATGCGGTTGACCCCGTGCTTCTGCCACAGCCCCGCGCGCTGGCCGCACAGCCCGAGAATGATTTCATCGCTCTCATAATATTGTTCGAGTCTGACCACCTGCGCCAACGCCGGCTCGGCCCAGGTCTCGATCCACAGGCGGATGTCGAACTCCTGCACCGCGCTCGACGCGCCGGCGATGAGCTTGAGCCCGCCGACCGTATCGTTGAGGGTACGGTTGGTCTGCACGCTGCCGGCGTTGAACTGGCCGGCGAGGTCGTCCATGTCGACATCGAGCTTCTCCATGCCGACGATGACCGACTGCGGGATGTCCACCGGCCGCGCGAAGTCGATGTCGTCGAGCCGTGTCACCAGGATGTGGCTGTTGGGCCCGCGCCGGTGCAGCGCTTCGAGATCGACGCTGCGCCCGCGCACCACCTTGGTCACCGGCGCGACGTTCTGTTTCATCGTATCGAGATAGAGGTTTGCTACGTCGTTGATCTCCTGCTGCGTCTGCTGCCAACTTTCGACCGGCGCCATCGGATAGATCCGATGCGCCTCGAGCGCGCCGTAGCCGATCGTCACCGGGCGGTCGCCCGCCTGCTCGGGATAAACCTCGCGGGTCGGCCGCGGGTCGGTGAGAAACGCCTTGTCGCCGAGCGAGAAGAAACACTTGTCCTCGCCGTCGATGCGGATGAAGGCCTCGTAGACCCAGATGATGTCGAACTCGGCGGAGTTCTGCGTTTCGTCGAAGCGGTCGAGGCCGAACTCGCGCGCACGCCTGATCGCCGCCGCGTCGAATTTCGATGCTTCCGCGGTGCCCTTGAGCAGGTCGGTCGGCAATTGTTTCCACGGGTTGAGCGGGTCGCGCGTCTTTTTATCCACCTCTTGCAGCCGCATCGGATATTTGAGCAGCAAGTAGGCGGCGGACTGCGCCGGATTGGTCCAGTCGGCGGCCGGGTCGATGATGACGTTCTCCGGCGGGAACAGGCGGATGTCGGGGCGGTCGATGTCGGGAACGTAAACCTGACCGAGCTCGTCCTCGGACTTGCGAAGCTCGAGCCGCCAATATTGTTTCGATGCACAAATCCCGGCGATCTGCGCATCCTGGCGCGCGCCCATGGCGACGAGAAACCATGGAATCGACGCGCGGCCGGAGGTGCGGTCGGTGCGGTAGTTGATCAATTCCTGCATCAGCGCCGCGGCCGCGCGTTGCGTCGCGTCCGCCTCGTCGCCGGGCGAGCAGGTGATCGCGTCGATCGTGCCGAACAGCGACGCCGCGACCGCGGCGCCGTCCTTGCGCACCGCCGAGCGCGTCTTCGGCCGGAATATTTTCGACCGGTTCGCCCAGTCGCGGTGGCCGTATTTCGAGCCGACGAAGTGCTCGTTGTGGAACGCGCGATACGAGCGCGACCAAGCGCGGCGGTTGACCTGCTGGACGTAGAGATTGGCCTGCTGCTCGGCGATGGCGATGAGATGGAGATAATCGGCAGGGCCCTGCGACACGCGCGCGGCGCTCTCCTCCGCCGCGGCGCCGGGCGGCAGCGCGGCATCGAGCGCGTGCTTGTAGAGGTCGCCGTGGACGGCGAGGTTGTCGATGCCATCCTCGCCCGGCGGCGAGCCGTGCGCGAAGAAGCCGACCTGGCTTATGCGATTGTCACCGACCGGATCTTCGCCATGGGGATAATTGCGGAGCATGATATTCCCTGCCTCGTCATTCCCCGGCAATAGGCGGCCTTCGGCCGCCGTTCTTACAATTAAGAACGCCGACGCGAAGCGTCGGCTATGGAAGCGGCGACCGGGGAATCCAGTAACCACCAGCGGTGATTACTGGATTCCGGCTCTCGCGCTGCGCGCTCGGCCGGAATGACGACCCGAAATGTTTGATCATTCCGGCACCTTGCGCCTTCGATCGAGCAGGATCGAATGGGCCGCGCGCGCCTCGAGGAAGCGGTCGAGATCGAACTTGCCGCGCGGCAGCCGATAACGCTCGAGCAGTTCGCCGCCGCCCTTGAGCACCGCCTCGGGCGTGAGCTCGCGGCCCTTGATCAGATAGGCCCAGTTGGCGCCCATCAGCGTTGGGATACGAAAGGCGACGTAGCCCTGGCGGCTGTCGGCGAGCACTTCCCAGTCGTGGCCGGGAAACGCCGTGTCGAGGATGCGCCGCACGGCGCGCGCGGTGGCGAGATCGGCGCGGGCGCGCTCCTGCGAACCCTCACCCGACGGCACGAACCGCGCCTCGGTGCGTACCAGGCTGCGCCCCGGGGCGCGCGCGGTCTCCTGTTTGAGCCGGATCGGAAGATCGGACATCGCATAATTCTCCGCTCGTCATCGCCCGGCTTGACCGGGCGATCCAGTAATCGGCGGCCGTCGAGAAGCGATGGGCCGCTGATTACTGGATGCCCGCTTTCGCGGGCATGACGAGAGCTGGCAGGTGCATCAACAAACAATGATCGTCGATGGGCACGCCGTCCTCCCCTTTCGCGGGATTTCCGGCTTAGCCCACCCTACCGCCGCGCGGATGGTTCAATAGTCCGCATAGGCGCCGCGTTTGCTGCGGTCGGCATGGAACCGGCGGCCGGAGAACTCGTATTCGATCTCGTAGTGCTTATCGCGCCCGAAGTTCGGATCGGCCTGCGTCACCAGCACGAGCCACGGCCGCGACGTCACCGTGACGCGATTGTTGATGGCATTGCCCTGCATGTAATAGGGCGGCAATGTTTCGGGCGGGAGCGGCATGGTTTGTTTCCTCGTCAGATTCGGTGTGTTTACCCGCCGGCGACGCTATGCGTTCACGCAAACGGCGCGCTCGGATTCTCGTTCGAAGCTTGAAATCGTCAGGGTTATTGAAGAAGGATCCCAACGCATCGATGTTGGAATTTCGCATGCGGTTTTGCAAATTGTACATTCCTCCTCCCAATACAATCTGGTCATGACTCAACGCGGCCTAATTCTAATTCGGTAAGCGCAGGCCCGATGAGCCCTTATTAAGGGCAGCGCTCCGCTACAGAATAATAGTGTCCGCTAAGTCGGCCAATTACGACCAGGCAGTTCTGATCGTCGAAGTACAATTTATCTTTTTCGGCCCTGGCCTTCCAGGCTTGCGAGCGCTCCTGCTCCGGAAGCGCTATCTCTCCGCTCTCGTCGTACACGATCAAGAAATGCGCGTTCCCGATACCCGCGAACCCCTCTTCGCCCCAGCCAAAAGGCACGATCCGCGAGGCTCGTTCGGCCGGCGACATCTGCCCGATCACTTGTGCGTAGTGTTCTTTCGTGAAGAGGAACCGCAACCAATCGAATGCAAAGTCTTGATAAGACAGAACGGGGAACAGAAACGGTGAAGCAACGATAAAAGGCGCGAGCAGGAGCGACGCGGCGCGCTTGAACTTTCCCTTTATCAAAGCGACGAGGCCGACCAACGCTGTTACGGCCATTATCAGTGCAATCAAGATGAAAAATGGCAACATCGCAAAAAAACGAACCGCCATGGATCCTTTCGAGATAGTTCAGGGCGGATACAAAGATTTCACAGCCGACCGCGAAGAGCGGGAATCCCCACAGGAATCGATCATCACTCCGACGGACGGAGTCGGACGGCGCGACTGAAATGATGCGACTGCCGTCGAGCGACGCCATGTCCTACCATCTCCGGCGCGAACGAAACGCAAACAAAAGCATTCCTCATCAGTTCGAAGGTATGGTGCGGAGCCCGCTTGATCATTTAGAACGAATAGCGAACAAAAGTCAAGCCGATAGAATGACCTTGCGCAGCGGATACCGGCGGCTCCCACGCCGCCCGCTCCCAGCGCTTGATGCGCTAAAGTTCGCCGGAGGCCTCGCAGGTGCGCTGCAGCTTCGTCGAAGTAATATGAGGGTGTGGACAATCTGCCCCACCTTGAACGAAGCCTCCGACGAATGGGGATTTGCGTAGGGTGGGCTAAGGCGGAGGCGCAGTTGCGCCGACGCCGTGCCCACGTCTTTCGTTGCCGATCGCGGCCTTGCCGCTTCGTCTGTAATGCAAGAGCCGCGATCGGCCGCTAGCTGAGAGTTGAACTGTTTGTTCGATTCTGGTGGGCACGGCGTGGCCCCGCTTCGCGGGACTTCGCCTTAGCCCACCCCCGGGTCAAGCCCGGGGCAGGCTCTACGGCACCTCGGCGCGCACTTCAGCGGTGGAGAGCGGCGACGCTTCGCGCCGCGGCTCTTCTTCCGCGGGGCTGATCGGCGCGCTGGCTTCCGGCTCGACCTTGCCTGTTGCCTCGGCGGTCGCCGGGGTTTCGGCGGGAGCGGGCGCAGGCGGCGCGCTGGGCACGGACGGCGCGGGCTCCGCCGCCGCCCGGCGGGCGCCGGTGATGCCAGCGAACACTTCCTCCATCGATTGACGGCGGCCGCGGTCCTTGATCTGGCTGATCGCCCGATTGAAATCGATCAGGTCGGCGCGCGTCTTGCTGCGATAATTCCAGCGCATCTGCGTCTGGACGAGGCGCGCATAGGTGTCCGCGCTTTCGTAGTTCATTTTGTCGTCGTCATAGCCGCGCCTGCGGCTCAAGGCGGAAAAGAGTTTCGCGGCCTTGCGCATGCGCCGCCGGCCCGCTCGCGGGCGTCCCGCGGCAATCAAGGCGCGGCCATAGACGCGCAGCGCCGCCGCCCGGTCGGCCGCATCGGCGCTCGTTTGCACGGCGCGCCGGTAGAACTGCAACGCGGTTTGGTATTTCCCCTCGTCGGCGAGCGCCGCTCCGAGCAACAAGTTGTCGAACGACGTCAGGTCGAGCTTCCGGTAGCGGGTGCTCAGCAGCACCGCCTTCGACAGATAAAGTTTCGTGCGGTCGTTCAAGCTCGCGCGGACCGGCGCATGCTCCGCGGCGTGAAATCCGTCGCCGAGCTGCCGCTCTTTCTCTTCCCGCTCCGTCCTCAGCCGCGACAGCTCGAAAAGGCATGAAGCGAGGTCGTTGCGCGCGGCGGCGGTGGCGTCGCGCCGTCGGGCGCGGATGGCGTAGCCGAAGCCGGCAAGGGCGATCAGCAAGGCACAGAGGCTCACGCCGAGACTGAGCGCATCGCCCGGCGGGAGCTGCCGCCATGCTGCGAGCAGCCAGTCAATCCACGCGTTGAGCCAATCAATCGCCGCGTTGAGCCATTCGAGCATCGCCTGGCGCCCCCTGGTCCGACGCGGCAACTTACGCAGGACCTGGGCGAAAACCGGCGCTCAATGGCGGCGGCCGTTGGGCGGCGGTTTGATCAGCGGTGAAATGGTAGCGTCACCCTCTCCGATCCGCGCGTCCCGGTGACTTCCAATTTAGCGGGCGTTCACTTCGGGAGGAAACGCGTCACCGTTCGGTTGTCCGGCCAATGCGGGTCCCGCATCGGGCGCAGGTGCCATGCCGCCGATGGCGCCGGCCGCCGCCGCGGGGCCGAGCCGCAACGTCCGGGCCCATGCGCGCATCTGATCGCCGGTCGCTGCATCGGGCGACGGCACCAAGGGCGAAGAAGTCAAGCCGGTGCGCTTGAATAGATCGACAGCGGCTTGCGGCCCGAGAACGTGCGACACGTACATCGTGCGCGGCGTGATTTCAAAACCATTGGCGCGCAAATAGTTGCCGGTGTCGATCACGTGCTGGGGCAGGTCGGCCGAGCTCGGCAACGCGACCTGCTGATATCCGGACGACTGCCCGGCCGTCGTTGATTGTGGGCCGGCCGCTTGCGGAATGAGGTCGGCAAAAATCGACGTCGACGGCTGGTCCGGCGGCTGCCCGCCTAGGAGTGAATCCTCGGCCGGACCCTTCTCGCCGGGCGCAGGTGAAACGGATGAAGCGGTCTGACCGAAAGTGGGACCATTTGTACCATCCCGGTTGTCGCCCCTCTTTTGCGGTTGCGGTCGCGGAATGGGAACATTGCCGGCAGGGGGACTCGCGGCGGGCGGTGGAGTTGGATCTTGCTGCTCCCTAATTTGCTGGACTTCGTCCTGACTCAAAATCGGGTTTTCGTAGCCCGGCTGGCTCGTGATCGCCGGATCGTGGACCGGAATGCCCATGCACTGGAGCAGCGTGGCATTGACCGAATTGCTGTTGAAGGTCGGCGTCGAGGGTGCATCACGACCGCCGCTCGGGCCAGTAAGGAGGGTGTATTTCCGGTTGGCCGAGTTGATGGCTTCCATGCAAGCGTCCGCGGCCTGAACACGTCTGCGAACCTCCTCCTCTGATCCCGAGAACACCACCCGTTGGTTCAGATCAGGCCGATAGAATAGAGACCTATTATCACGCCTCTCTGCACCCACCGGAAACTCGCCGGACAAATAGGCAAACGGTCCGCGGGGATCATCGAACGGGACGATATTTCCATTGGAATCTACCGGTCCCCCATTGATCTCATGGACGACTCTTCCGGCCGAATCCATCACGACGATTATGTTATGTTTATAGGGCGTGCCGAATCCGATAGGGAGTTGTGCAACGCGGATCGTCCAATCTACCATCGCTTTTCCTCTCTTTGAGCGAGCGAGTACTTATTTTGGGTCGGTAAGAAGATGGTAGTCGACGCCGTACTGCAATTCGTCACCCTGTTTCGTCACCGTGAACGTGACACGGTAAGTGTTATCTCCAGAACCCACCGGGCCGTCGTAGCCCCAGGCCCAGGCGTCATAGTGGACGTGCCGCTCATAAAAACAGTCGAGCCGTGGTCCCTCTTTGCGGCAAGTCGTTTCAAGGGCCTCAAGCATGCGAGCGATCGTGTCTTGATCCGGCGGAAGCGCGCGAAGGAAAGTCAAAATCCTTTTTTCACCTGGACAAGGCCGCGTGTCGAAAGGAGGCTCGGTGCTGCAGGCCATCGCTAGCTTGCCGACGAGCGAGTCGAGAGGATTATCCCGGTCCAGGCCCTTTTGCGTGACCAAGACTCCCAATTTTTCCAGCAGCGCGGGATTTGGAAACTTTTCCTGTGCTCCAGCAATCCCGACGCTCAGAACGAGCCCGGCCATGGCGCCTGCCATCGCCTTTGCCAACCAATGGCTGTTGCGAGTGCGTGAAGTGCGCTCGTCACGAATGGCGGCCATGCTGGGAGCCTCTTTTAGTGTTGGCTCGTGCAGGGGCCCATTGGGGAACGAATAGTGAACAAAAGTCAATGCCTGTGATCCCTCACGCATCCGGGGGCGCTGGCGCCTTCCACGCGCCACGTTAGGAGCGTTGCGGCGCCAAATGCGCGAGCAATCGTCGATCAGATCGTCTTGCGTTGCGAATGGGAAGAATAGAGCCTCTTCGATGAGCGCGTGGGTGAGGTCGTAAACGTTGCGGTACTCGTCGAGGTGCCGGATCGGATCGCTGATGCGATAGCGTTCGTAGCCCCTCACAGATGGTCAAGACAGAGCTTCCCGGCCTCGTCAATCCAAACCTCACAATGCGCCTCTGCTGACTGCGTGTCAGTCGATGTGACTTCAAACGACAAGACGTGGCGTCGGTCGGGCGGCAGCCGGGGCGCCATCAAGTGAGCATCCCAGTATCCGCCAGACCCTGGAGGTAATGTTAAGGCTATAAGGTGATTGGCATGCGGTAGGTCTTTGGTCTCGTTAAATAGCGCAACGTCCACATAGCGTACCTCCTCTGAATCGAGCGAGAACGATTCGGTCAAGCAAACTCGCTCTTGATCATTTCCGAACGAAAGGTACTTTCGGTAAAAAATGCAATTCGTTATTCTTTTCGATCCCGTGTTTTTTATCCCGAGACGTTTCGTGTGGTGAACTCCATACTGATTAGCCACAATGTGATCAAACTTATCGCCATGTCCGACAACGATTCGAAGGGCGTTGGCGTCATTGCCAAAATGCATAGCGCGGTAGTACTCGGACTCGCAAAGCTCATCGACCTTGACCCTGCTTGTCATCAGCTGAGACATAACTGTGCTTTGATGTTTCAGCATGTATTTTGTGACGCGAAGCTTTTTCGGATCATTGAGCAGAAATGAAGACCAGTCGACACCATGATATTCCCAAAATTCGGAATCCGTCCGATGCCAGAGCGCAAGGGGCGCAAACTTACCCCAAATTGGCAGTCTCCCTTCGAACGCAAATTGTCGGATATCCCGCGCGACTAATTCGTAGAGAGCATTTCTGGTATCGACGTCCAATTCACGCCGATTCCCCATCGAGGAAATCCGCTCCCATTTCCCCAGATACATTCTGCAAATAGCGTCAAAAAGCCAAACATCGCGCTCGATAGTTTGCCGGACACGGGTTGCGTCCTTATTCTTCGTATCTGCGGAAGCGCTTGGTTTGATCTGACCGACTTTGTAGGCAAGAAAAATCACCAAAGCGGCCAACAATATAGAAAATCCATAATCGGAGACTAATTTCATAAGATCGGACTCGCTATAGCCGGTTAGCGATCTAAGTTTGTCCGCAACAAAATCCGCTACAAAACTGCCAAAAGTCTGCTGAATTATCCAAGCTAGAATGAGCCAAAGTGCAACCGCTGCGCCCTTTCGCGCTCGCAGAAAGAAAAAGAAGCGTCTGAACATGAGCATCAGCTTGTTGCCGAATCGGCTTACCCGTCAATCCGATGATTCGCACCAGCAGACCGCCGGTGCCGCAGAAAAAGTCAACGATGATTTTCATGCTGATTACCACAGCCGACCCTCACGCATCCGGGTGCACCGGCGGCCGCCACTCCGCCCTCTCCCACGCGCTCGGCGCCACCGGCTCCATGTCGTAGATGCGGGCGCAGGCGTCGATCAGGTCGTCGTGCGTCCCGAACGGGAAGAATAAAGCCTCCTCGATGAAGGCGCGGGTGAGGTCGTAACCGTTGCGGTGTTCGTCGAGGTGCCGGATCGGGTCGATGACGCGGTAGCGTTCGCCCGACGACTCCAGCCGCCGCTGCGCTCGCGTCGGACCGATAAGCGGACGATAGACGATGTTGCCGGGCTTGAGCGTCTTCTCGTAGCTGCCGGCCTCCGCTCCCGCCGCGTCCGCCTCCGTCCACACGCGCCAGGTCGCCTTGCCGTCGCGCGCGCCGAAGTCGGGATGGTGCACCACCGCCGGCAGCAGGAATTTGCCGGCGCGCAGATCGGGCTCCAGCCGCTCGATGCGGTCGTGCTTGGAATGCGCCGAGCCGTCGCGCGGGAAATTCACTTCCTCGATGGGGAAATAGACGCGGTCGCGCTGCTGATTTTCCGTAATCACCTCGAGATCGACCATGGCGCCGTAGCGCTCGTAGCCGACCCGGCACGACTGCACGCCAGGCTCGATCGACCAAGTGCCGTAGAAACGCTTGAGCAGGTCGTAGCGCTCGGAAAGCTTCATGCGGTGGCGCGCGCCGTCGAGCAGATATTTGTTGCCGGCGGTATCGATCCCCATGACCGCAATGGCGGTGCGGTCGGAGCGTGCGCCCGCCCCCTTCGACGGATCGCACACGATGTAAATATTGAGCAGCGCCGGCCGCACCTCGTAGGCCTTGAGCCATTCGGCGCGGAACACGGCGACGTTGCCGGCGCGGGGATCCAATAGCATTTGGGCAGAGACTGTCGATCTCTGCGCCGACTTGATCTCCTCCCACCGCGCGGCGGACAGCAGCACCGGCGTGCCGCCAAGCGTGCCGTCGTCGGTCGCCGGATGGATGCGCGGCTTGAGCACCCCGCGCTCGAGAATGATGCCGTAGGTATCGCCGAAGTGATAGCGCGTGCCGCAGTGCCACTTGCGCACGCCCGCCGTCGAGCCGAGGTTATCGGAGAGCTCCCAGCGGTCGGTGGTCTTCTTGATCTGCTCGGGCGAGCCGACGCTCTCGACCGTGACCACGTCGTCATAAACGAGCAGCCCGTAGTGGCGCGAGGTCGGCTGCCCGTCGACGAGCCCGTGCGCCTCGACCGTCACCTCCTTCGGGTTCGACCTGCGCCGCAGAACGATGCCCTCGTTCTCCGACCACTTGGGCGCCTCGCGCGCGGGCGCCCGCCACAGCACGTCGGGGAACATCGCCTGCAGGCGCTCGTTCGCCTCCAGCTCGCGCTTGATCTGCACCAGGAAGGCCTTGGCGAGCGGCTTGGTGTGGGAAAAAATCGCCACCGTGAGATCGGGGTCGCTCAGGATCTCCTGGATCACGCCGGCGAAGGTGATCAGCGTGGATTTGTAGTGATAGCGGCTCCACAGGTCCAAATGGCCGTCGGGAGCGCGCTCGACCTCGCGGCAGCGCTCGAACACCCAGGGGTGCTTCACGTCCGGCCGGTTGAGCGGTCCGGTGAGCAAAAAATAACGGTCGTTGCAGGCGAGGAAAGCCTGCGCGCGGTCGGGAAGCGTGTGGACGTGCGCGTTGTACCACGCGTACGTTCCCGCCTGGTCGAGATAGGGGAACTCGTCGGCAACGTGATCCCGCAGCCACCCGTCTTGCTCGGTCAGATAGCGCTCGCCGCGAAGTTTCATGAGACTTCGGGCGGGCCCCACACCGGGTAGTCGCGCCGCGGCTCCGCCGCGCGCGCACCGCCGGACGTGCCCGCGTTCGCCGCCGGTTCCGTCAGCACCGCCCGCTTGTTTCCAGGAAGGCGGCAAGCTTCTCGGGAGCGGATCGCAACGCCGTTGCATCGGCGAGAATCGCGTCGGCCGCGCAGGCGACGGCGGCGAGCACCTTGCGGCCGGCGCGTTGCGCAAGTTCCGGATCGGGAAGCTTCTCGCACGCCGTCCGCTCGGCCGAGATGCGATCGAGCATCGCGGCCAACGCGGCTTCGGCCTCGGCGGCCTGGTAGATCGGA